AAGCAACGTGTGTTTTTTTCCATTTGCATCTACTGTAGATAAACTCGTGATATTAACGTAGTCTTGCGGAAGGGGAAATGTTAAAGCATCGTTAAGTTCTATTTCAACGCTTTTTTCAGAATGCAATATATCATAGCTAAATTCTTGTAAGCCACGCTGGGCCCAGAAATCAACTTCATATCTTGGTACTTTAGCCAAAGCTTTGTCTTCCCCTATATAAGCAACAATAAAATTGTTTATAACATCTTCTAAGCTTGTTCTACGGTAATACCCTAAACCTTTAAAACCCGCAGGCGTGTTTGCTGCATCATTTTCAAATTGTGCAAAATACGCTTGATTAGTATATATTTTTTTTGATTCTGCCATTATCGTTCAGATTGTGTTATTTGTTGATCTTTTTGTGCAGCTACCTGTGTAATATCTGCAGCTCTTATAATTACCCCAGCGTAGGCTAGTATTTTAATTACTAGTTCATGCTCTTCAGAAGCATGAAGCTCAAAGTTTTTATAGTTATTATCACTAGGGTTAGGAATAATCTGTCCGCCTGCTGTTCCACCAACCCAATTAGGTATTGTTGGCTTTCTTACATAACTAATATTAATGCTAGATATGCCTGTAGTCGGATGAATTACGACTCCGCCTTCGTGCCTTACATGCACTGGGTTATTTATAGTAGGCTTTGTTAGTGGGGCTCTATTAACATATAAAAGATCTTTATTAGATATTTCTTCTACGTGTATAGCATTCGCCGCTACAGAGCCTAACCTATAAAAATTACCGGGGTAAGCATAATAACTAGAAGTTGTATTACCTTCCGCGTTGGTAAAAGTACCCGCATTTATTGTTTCCTCGTTCTCAAATAAAGCTATTTTCTCTTCTACGTTTTTCTTTATATCTGAGTAATCAGAATCATTAGAAACAACATAGTTTCTAAAAGAAAAGTAACCCTCAAAAATTTCATTCTGAGCTTGTGTAGCCAGAGTATTGAACTCTCTTGGTACTATGTAACCTCTATTTTCTTTATTCAGTATGTTTAGTACTGTTTTATAAACGTTGTCTATGCTTACCATTAGTTTTATTTATTTATTAGTTGGTTATGATTAACCGAATAATCATAACCTATTGTTTTATGAAAGTTTCTTTTCAATAGCTTTCATAACGTCTACGCCTTCATCTGTTTTTAAGAATCGTGCAAACGCTGCATATGGGTGTTCATCAAAAGGCACTGTCATAATTTTCTTACTATTAGTTGCCCATTTAAATACTGTGTTGTCGTCTGTTAGTTTAACGATATTAGCTTCTACGCATCGATTGGCTAAATTACGAAGTTTAATATCTTCATCATTAGCAACATCTATAAATAGTTTTGGTTCGCTTCTAGCAAACAAATAACAATCACGCTTAATTTCTTTTGAGGACATGTTAATAACATCAGAACCTATCTCTGTTCTCAGTATAGCTTCTAAATGCTCAATGTCTAACTCTTGAACTAGCTTTAAAGCTTCCAGTTCCAGTTCAATCATATCAATGTCATCCACTGCTTCTTTAGCATAATCAACTTCTTCAAACTTAATATCTTTACCTGGATGATAAATAGATAAAAGTTGTTGTAACAAAGGCTGATTTCTAGGTACAAAAAGAGAACCATCCGAAAATATAATATGTTCCATTTTAGCAAACCCATCTTGCTCTTCTACAAATAGTGATCTTTGGTTAGTAGCATATCGAATTTCTTTATTAACCCCTGCTTTTTCATCAAACCAAAGAATGTTTGAACTTTTAATTTTATAAGTTAACGGAGACATTCCGTTTTTTAAGACATACGTTCTGTCTTTAATTTCCCAATTTTTCATAATATAATTTAATAAGATAAAATAACCCCTGCCGAAACAGGGGCTATATTAATTATAAGCTATTAAGCTTTTTTCAATAAGAAGAAGTTATTAGCTCCTTGCGTAATCAAACATCTTTCAGATAAGAAATTAACTTTCATTTCGTCAACGTCAGAAGTGTAAGCTCCTCCAACAGATCCAGTAATCCAAGTTTTCATTTTTCTATCATCTGTTTCAGACGAACGGTAACGTACGTGTAAGAATGGACGCTTGATGTTTTTACCAAGATCTTGATCGTACACAGTAGAAGTACCAGCAGGAATGATTGCCCCTTCAACATCTCCAAAACCACCTCTTGTAGCGAAGTCGTTTAAGTATTTCCAGTCAGTCTTATAAAAGTCATAAGATCCACGACGGAAACCAGAGAAGCCTAAGTTTAGTGCCATATCCTCAGAGTTGTTGAATACTCCGTAAGAAGTTCCACCAGCACCATAAGAATTTTTAGCAGCTAATCCATCATCAATAGATAGAGATAATGCGCGGTTAGCGTAAATCATGTTCTCTTCAATTGAACCATTTTTATCTAATTGCTTTAAGATAACGTCAAAGTCAGAAAGATCAGCATCAGAAGATAAATCTTCAAATACATTTCCACGAGCTTCTAAAGCCGCAAAGAATCCTTCAGAACCAGTATAGCCAGCGCCTAAAGTAGATCCAGCACCTTTCTTAACAGATTCAACCATAGACATTTCTAGGTAGTCCTCAAATCGTAAGCGAGTTTCGTGCTCAGACTTCAAGTACCATAGGTATCCAGAAGCTCCGTTCTCAGAAGTTACTTCAATCCATCCAATCTGAGCAGTGTCAGATCCGTTGATTTGGTAGTTATCTTTTAAGATAATTGGTTTGTTAGTGTAAGAGCTGTAGTCAGCATCAATAGATCCAGTCATTCCAGCAGAACCTTTAGCAAACTCAGAACCGTAAACTACAGCAGTAGCTCCGTTACCTAGAGTTAATCCAGTCCAGTCAGCAGCAGTATAACATACAGCTGTGAAAGTTCCTGTAGATGCAGACGTATTAGCGCCCGCCACGGTAACAACACCTTTAAGTACTGGTCCAACAGGAGCGTTAGCTGCTGTAACACCTTGTACCATGATTGTTTGCCCTACACGAATAGCAGGAGCAGAAGCTGTGTCTACGCCAGCTGGTAGAGTAACAGTGAATACGTTACTAGAAATAGCAACATCTTCGTAACGAGTATGTAAACGCCCTTGCTCTACCCAACGAATTTCGTCAGATGTAGAAGGCATTTCAGCTGATACCATACGTAAGAAAGAAGAGATAGAACGATTTCCATAAATCTCAGCTTCTTTTTCGTATACATCAGGTAAAAATTGCTTTGTAAAATCAAAGTCTGTAATGTAATTGTTTTGAAATAAAGACCCTTTAGTTTGTGAGGGTTGTAAGTTTTCAATGCCAGTTGTTAAAGCCATTGTAATAAATTTTTAAGTTATTGTTTTAGTTTCATTCTCAACTTAGAACTTGAATCTCCTGTAACAACTTTAAACTTTTGTCCGGTATTGGTTTTAATAATGCCTTCTTTTCTAGGATCCATATTAATATTTTTAGCCTCCTTAGCGGATGTGCGAAGAGCATCGGCACGGCCTTGCTCATAAAAATGTTCTGCTAATTTATCAGCATTTCTTGCTGTAAATAAAGCTTTATGGTATCCCTTAGCATCACTAAGTTGTCCATCTTCACCTATAAACTTTGAAACAAAATTGTTAATGTCTGACTGTTGCGTTTTTGTATCTGCAACATTATTAACTTTATAACGGTATTTATTGTCTCCAACTTGGAAATCAAAACCTTTAAAAGTTTCACCAAACACATTATCTGTTTTTTGTAAAAAAGTTTCAGTTTGTTGTTTATTCAATTCAACGCTCTGTTGATATTCATTATAATACGTAAAAGCCTCTTGGTACTCCTGAGGAATATCTTGTTGCTTTCTCAACTTGAGATCAGCATAATATTTCTCTTTGTTTCCTTCTAAGAACTTTCTTGCATTAAATAATTCTTCTTTAAATGCTCTTTTCTTTGAGCGTATTTCTCGTGGGTCATCATCTTCATCAAACGAAAACTGGTCCTCCATGTATTCGTTTATATCTTGACTATCCCAAGGTTTTGCTTGTTTATAATATTCACGTAATACTTGACCATCATCATAAGCCGAAATATCACGGTTTAAATTAACGTAGTCTTCTAAAGTACCACCGGTTTCTTCCATAAACGTTAAAAGCTTATCAACGTTTTCTGGTAATTCAACTTTTGGTTGTTGAGGCTGCTCATTAACCTTAGCTGCATTTTCATCAACTTTAGGTTTTTCTGATTTCACTTCTTCAACTTCTTCTTCAGTAACGAGCTCTAACGGCGAGTTTTTTTCTTCTGCTTCTTCGGTTTTAGCTTGCTCTTGTACTTCTTCGACCACTTCTTCGCTATCTCCGGTTTCATTTTCCACAGAAACCTCCTCTGTTTTTCGCTCTTGAACGGCATCTTTTGGTTTATTTAGTTCGTCTAAATTAATTTTAGGTACGTCTTCTGTTTCTTGTCCAGCAGCTTCTGGGGCAATATCACCTTTTTCTACAGCTTTATCAAGTACAGCTTGTTCTTGTTCTTGTGCTGATTTAGTTTCTTCACCATCAACAGCACCTTTAATTTTCCATTCGCTCATAATTTAATAATATATAATAGTTAATAATTTTTATCGTGGTTCAAATCTACTTAAATCTATTCCACCTAAAACATCATTACCACTTGATTCAAAACCTTTTTTAGGTTCTGGATTAGATGGTGGCTTTTGAAGTTCAATATCTTTTTTTGAATCTAACTCCATTTGTTTTAGTTTCATGTTTAAATCAAACTCAAACTGCATTAACTCTTTCTTAGTTATTGCTTCGTTTTCTAGTTTCTTAATATCTAAAGCGGATTGTACCTGTGCTAAGTTAGCTTTTGCTTCTGCTTTAATATTTTCCGCTTGGGCTTTAGCCATTTCAGCTGCTTGCGCTGCTTGAGCATTAGCATCAGACTGTGCTGCAATATTTCTTTCTGCTTTGAGTTGATCTGTTGCTTCTTTCTTTGCTCTTCTATATTTTAATAATTGATTAGCTAATTTTGTATTTTTTACTAATCTTATATCAATAACATCTTCTAAATGTATTTGATCTCTTGATAAAGCTACTTGTATATTATTTTCAACAAGTTGTTTCTCTTCTTCATCTGGATCTAATTCTAAAAATAGTCCAAACTCATGCATATACAACCTACTAATTTCTTTTAACGCACCTACACTAAACCTACCGATACTACCTATCATAGCATCTCTTTGTGGGTGAAACTCTAAAACATCTTTTATTCTTATTGAAATAGCCTCTGCTAGCTGAGTGGTTATATATAAAGAACTATGTAATATATGTCTTGTTGCTGTATTAGAATTAGCTGCCGCTAATTTTTGAACACCTACTAATGCGTATGGGTCTGGATCACTTCCATCCCGAGCCTCATTAAGGCCTGTAACATCACGCATCATTTGTAAATAATAATTATATGCTTGTATTAACAATTGTGTCTGTTGACCACCGCCACCAGGTAATTCTTGAATAGGAACTTTTCCGGGGTTCATATCACCATCTACGGTCATAGATCTACCTATAACAGAACCTGTTTGGAAATACATATTAAGTGCTTCCTGCGGGTTATAGTTGGTGCCATTACCTAAATCAATCTCAGCTAAACCATCAGCGTCTAAATAAACACCAGATGGTGTCATTCTTTGAATTGTTTGTTGTAACTTTAAATGTGTAAGCTGTATTAAATCAGCGTAGGTTACCATTCTACTAACTAAGCTTTCTATCTTACCTTTATACAACCTAGGGGCGCTTACTGAATAGTTCATCATAACTTTATTAAAGTTAGAATCTGGACGAACCATATTAGACGCTTTTTCCCATTTTAACAGCTTGTTAGCACCAAGGACCATAACTCCTTCATAAACCACTTCTCGAGATTGAGCAACTTTTTCAAATCTAGCTCTTTGATCTTTTGGCGGATCAAATGTATCATCTTTTTTAATAGCTTTTTTAGCTCCAGTAGATGTTTCTTTTATTTTATAAACACTTTTTTCCCAAGTCTTCCAGTTAAAATATAGTACAGTTAATGTATTGGAATCTGAACTATCAGCACTATCATTAGTAGTGTAATCATAATTATTATAATTACTTGATTTTTTTACCGCATCTTCAAAGTCTTCTTCAGATAATCCTGGGAATTGTTTTTTAAGTTCATTACTTTTAATTTGTTTAACTTCTCCAAAATAATAAACATCTTCAAAATTAGGGTCATCTGTGTAAGAATAAACTAAATTAGCTGGATCAACATAATCTAATTTTATACCATCTGTATTATTAAAAGAATGTTTAGCTGCTGCTATTCCTAAAACAGTTTGATCGTAATCTAATCTCTTTTTAAGCTCAGGATAATTATTATGCTTAAAAACATTATCAATAGCCTGCTCATGAGCAATTTCAATAGACTGCTTATACCCTATTTGCATATGAAGTTCTAACTCTTCTGTGTTACTAGGTAAATCGCTTTTCTTAAAATTCCTAACATTAACACCAAGCTTTTCGTCTATTTGTTCAATTAGATCTTGAGTATTCATGTCTTCAAGCATTGCTTCTACAAAACTTGTTCTTTCTTTAGTGGAGGTAGGGTCTTGTGCAAAAGCTTTTATTTTAAATAATCTATCTTGCATTCCATTAACAACTATATCCACAAACTTAGGTATAATTGGAACTGGTTTCCAATCTAAATTAAGATATGATAAATCCCCATTAATTGAAAATTCATCCTTGTATTTTTGAGTTGATTGCTCGCCTCTAGCATACAATCTTAATTTGTGAAAATCACGTTGATTCTGAGTGAACCTACCCGATCCAGAGTTTTTTCTAAACCATTCGTTTTGGATACCTCGCGCCACTTCCATTCCGTATGATTTGCTATTTTTGGTAGCATCGTCAACCGATTGGCTGGGAAATTGGGTAACTTGTCCTGTAGCTTCTGCCATTTTCTATTGTATTATTTTACTATTTGATCCTGCGTTGTTGTATTTCGAAAACCCAAAATCTATTTTTTTAATCTCGCGTGTACTTTTAGATGCGTATAAATGTCTTTGACAAGCCATAATAGCTAGTCCAGAACTTATAGATGCATCAAACTTAGTTCTTTTATTAATATCAAACTTCGACCAGTCTTCAAGCGTTCTTTGAAAATACATTCTACCACAAGTGCCATCTTCTTTGATGCCCACGTGGTTTTCAATATAACTTTCAATGGCAGCTGCATGAGCTTGTCTTATATCTTCTGAAGAGTTAGGTATACCACCCAATTCTTTTTCTGTTACAGAAAGCTTATTTCTAGACTTATCAGGCCTATTCATTGAATAACCTCTATAGCCTCTTCTTTTAATATGATATAATAGTCTAGGTTTATTGTTTTCCGCTAGTATTGGCATTCCGTAAAATATCATTGCCATAAGAACGTCTTCAAAAAATATTTCAGCAGTTTGGGGCCTAGCTACGTATTCTAAAAAGAATTGACTAGATGGCACTTCAGATAACATATTAAATGTAGTTAATCCATGCAATGCTCCATTTGAACCACTACCGTCGGTTGTTCCAGATATATCATAACTATCGCAACCAAAAGCTCCCATGTCTTTATTACCAGGATATTTTATACCGTTCTTAACAATTATATTGTTTTGCATACTAACTGGAGGTATCCAAGATAATTTAAATCTTCCAGTTTTATTTGGGTGAAACTCTACTTCAGAATCTTTCACTCCGTTCTTCCAGCTAAATGATCCTCGGGTTACATAACCCTGCATAACCATTTCTTCGTTGAAATCTATTTGTTCGTATATTTTATTTAAATTAAATAAAGACTTTTCTATTTCATCTCTAAAGGCATGTTTCTCATATCTAGGAAACTGTCTGTAGAACTCATTAAGCCCATCATTGTTTCCTTTAAGCCCATCTGCTTCATTCTCCCAATGCTCGATAACTCCGTAACTGATAAGCTCGCCATCGACTCCTTCGACTGGAGCTTTTGGAGTATCAAATACAGGGTATCCATATTTATCAATGAATCCTTCGTAGTTCCATTCCATAGGTATGAACAAAGCGTATAATCCACTAGCAGTCTGCCCATTGCGATTTCGCTTCGTAACGTTTGAGTCATAGTATAATTTTTTAAAATTCTCACCACCTTTATCTAAAGCATTTGATGTAGAACCCATCATACATTTACCAACTACTTTTGCTCCAAGCCTGAGGCACGTTTTTGTGACCCTCCAGTTGTTGAGTATGTTGTCCGGCTTCTCCCATTTTCCCGATTCGTCATGAACAAGTAATCTGAGTTTCTCCCCATCGTACGAGTTGTCCCCTGTATTTTTCCAATCGATCGTTGTGTCCAATCCTTTTTGGGTTTCGGTTGAGGCTTCGTTAATGGTACTCCTGGTGAGCCTTCTTGATGGGGTCTTGTATGATAATTCTGTTTTGGGACGTTCCATTCCGTCCTGTATTGGTTTAAAGAAAAACGGATAATTTGCTGATATTGGTACAACTTTATCTGTGAACATCTTCTTTGCATCTGATCCAGATTTAGATAAAATTCCGAATCTGGAATCCCTTGATACTGTAGCTTGATTAACAACCTCTGAGCTTCCCATAAAGGAAAAACCAGACCGTCTGTTCTTGAGGTAGCACATTCCATAACTTCTTGAATCAGCTTTGCACGCTTCCCAGAAATAGTAGAATATCTTGTTTGCCTGCCTAAAGTCCGGTGATCCCACATCAATTTTTGTCCAATTGAGGTAGACATAGTGTGAGCCCGTAATGTAACACGGGATTTTGTTGCACATGAACCAATAGCCATCAGACCTACGACTAAACTCATTATCGATATAATCGTAGTACTGCTCTTTAAAATCGTCTGGAAGTATTTTGAAATCATATATTGTTTTAATTTTATTTAATGAAGATGGTCTTGGTGTCTTTATAAACACTTGTTCTTCTTTATTTAATTCTTGCCCAGCAATTTTATCTGGTGTTTGAGGTAATGCAATTCGTAATCCTTGAACTTCATATATTTCACCTATAACACCGGTTTTACTTATAACAACACAATCAATATCTTCGTTATAACCATATTTAAAAGCCTTAGCTTTATTGGTTTTCTTAACGTGCTTAAGATCTAAATGATCTGTAGTCGTTGTGTATAGCATTTGCTTATACATTAGTGCGGCCCTCCACACCAAAAAATTCTCTTTTCTCTTTTTCTCCTTCTTCTTTTATATTAGACAACTCTTCAACTCTATCTAACATTGTGATAGCGTCTTCCATTGCTAATCTATATGCAGAAGCAGATATTTTAACTTTTTCAGGATCTAATTCATCTGGATCCATTTTCTTATTCATAACTTTTATTAATTCGTTTATTGAATTTTCTGTAGCTTTAAGAATAAGTTCTCGTTTCTTTTTTATGTCCATAGTTGATAGTTATGTCTGTTGATAAAATTCTATATAATTTTTTATCATCTATGTTAAATTCGTATTCTGAATCTGGAGTAAACCCTACTATATCGCCATAAGACAATCCTAAGGACTCCAAATAGTCGTTTGTATATGTAAGCTTTCCTAATAGTTTTTGTTCACTCTCGGTGCTCCATATGTCTTCGTTTTCTAAAGGTTCTACAAAACAGTACATATTTGGGCAGTGCCACTTACTATTTTGTTTATAAGCAAACAGTTGATCTGGTGCGACTATATATTTATCTTCGTCTATATAGCTACCCGAGTTTCTTTCAACTCCTCTCACATCAAACCATCTTCTAAACACATTATGATGTATAATAACATCATCTCCTGGTTTTATAGGGGTAGTTATATTAATAGGAACATTAACTACAGTTCCAATTCTGTTAACAAACATATAATCACGTTCAGTAACCTCTGTGTTTAATATAAGTTCTTTGTTATCGATAGACACTTTATTATCGTATCGATTGGTTGTTGATATAATATAATTGTATAGTGATTTCATTTAGTAGTCTAAGTTATATTCTATTGATACAGCCATGTTAGCATTAAAATGTTTCCAAGGTAACTGCGCCCCGTCTTTTTGAATATATATCTTGTAATTTCCCTCTTCTTCTAATATGTCACATATTTTGTGACCTCCGTAAACTTCTTGACCTACAGAGTAATGCATTGCCTCGTTTTTGTAATCTTGACCAATGCTTATCTTTCTAATTAATTTCATTGAATTTATTTTAGTATGTCCAAATAGTTGTGCTTGGTGCTCCAGGATAACCTATACCTACGTGTACAAAATTACTTTTTCTTGATATACCTATTCTTTTAAAACCGCATTTTATTGCAGCAGCAACTAATAAGTATGTAGCTTCTCCTCCAACACATTTAATATCTACAGCCGCGCCGTGAGCATGCTCTCCAGGTTTATCTTTTTTAGCTTCAATTGGATGATCTGGTGATCTATAAGAAGAATTTATAGTTATAGGAAAACCATAGGTTTTTCTAAGAGCATCTAGCATACCTAAAAGCTTAGGGTCCATTTTATCTATGTTTCCTTTAAAATCTTCTTCGTCTGTAAAATATTTTAATTTCATATTATTTAAATTTTTTATATATATTGATTGAAGTATAAACTATTGTAAGCACTAACACAAGCGTTTGCAGCGTAGGGTTAACATTGTGTGCCATGTCTGAACTAGCAAATAATGCCGTTATATTTAAACCGTATATTTTCAAATCTGTATTTATCATTTATGTTTATTATTTCCGAACACCTTCTCGACTCCTCGTGATCCGAAATAGCCCCCAATAACTATTGTTAATAGTCCTGTTATATCATCTAATGGATAACCCATATACCAACCAGCAACATATGATGATGTTAAAAAAACTAACGTTAATGGCCGTACATTAGCGGCAAGCCAGCTTCCTGACCGAGCGTCTGCAACCCATCTTCTTGTTGTTCCATCAATTTCTGCTCTTTCAATATCTAATTTTTTAAGAGCAACTTCTTTATCTTCTGGCGACATATCACTACCACCGATTATAGCTTGTATTACAGAACCTACGGGCGTATCACCTGCAATGGCTCCAACAACGCTGGGAATCTTTTGTAATAAGAATTTCCCAACGTTGGTGTCTTTAAATTTTTTCTTAGCCATTAGTAACCTTCGTTATATAAAGCAGTTATTTCTGATTGAGTTAGTACTTTGCTATAAGCCTTTACTTTACTTATTTTACCATTAAACCACTGTATATTATTGTTTGCTGAACCTATTGTAGTTTCAGATAGTGTTCCCTCATCGCAATTACCTGTGAATGATGAATCACTAGCTACAACAGCACCATTTAAGTATAAAGAATGACCTGAACTAGAACTTTTTACATAAGCCACGTGATACCAAGTACCTGCAGATAATAATCCTGTGCTTGATACAAGATATTCCGCACCCCCTGTAGAATTTAAAGAGTACATTGATAATCCTGTACCTGTTACTTGTAGCCCATAATTTACGTGACCTGCATTAGAAGTTATAATATTTTGATTAGCCACAGAAACAGTGTCAGCATTGAACCAAGCTGAATAAGTAAAGTTATTAACGCTAAGCGGATTTCCTGTAATATCAACATTATCATTACTACCATCAAAATCAAAGTATCCTGAAGCGTTCCAAGTAGCACCAGTTATATCCCCATGAAACACATTAGGATATTTAGGCTTAGTGTAGTTAAAGTTTTGACGTATTTGGTTTTGGGTGAGGGCAGATGAGTATATTCTCACTTGACCAGACTTACCCGCTGCAAATAGCCCTGTTGAATTATAATGCCTTCCTATTCTTGAATTAGCCGAAGATAAGGAAGTTGTGGTCCCGGTTGCGGTTCCAACTTCATTTCCGTCAACATATTGAGTCCATGTTGAACCCTCTCTTCTTAATACAATATGATGCCACGTATTAGCAATAAGCGCGCTTGGGCTAGTTAAAACATTTGTTGTTGATGATGATATGCTAACCCAGGTTTTTAAAGTGTCCCCATAAATATAATGTCCTAAGCCGGTTTGGGATTGATACCCAGAGCCGCCTAACAACATTTTGTAAGAAGAACTAGTGCTACTTATATTGTACCACATTTCAATAGTGAAATCTGAATCTAACATATTAGCAGTTGAAACATCAACATAGTCACTGTCTGATGCTATGTTTAAGTAGTTGCCTAATTCAGAGTCAAATGTAGTGCCTGTAATAGTTCCGTTGTTTCCATTACCGCTTGAATCAGTCCAAGTTGAACCTGAAGTATATGTACTTGCATCTAAATGTAACTCTAAGTCAGCGTTCTTTATAGCACCTTTCATATAGCTAAATCCAGTTGGCAAATAACTCGCTTCTGCTTCTCTATGTATTTTCCAAAATGCGTATCTTGCAGAACTACCACTCCAACTTCCGTCAAAAACTAAAGGTTGATAAACATTGTAGTTTGATGGTAATGTTAATAAGGGGTTAGTGCCTCCTGAAGGGTCTCCGCTATTGTACCAAGTAATACTCCCTGACACTACTCTTCCCATCCACACCTTTCTTGTTGCAACGTCAATAGCTACTGCAGTAACCTCACCAGTGGTGTTTGTTGAATTAGCAAATGTAGTAGAACTTGCATAACCTCCTGTTTGAATCCCACCTGAAGATAACCCCCAAAGTTGTCCATTTCTAAATGAACTTTGACTTGCTCCATTACCGCCAGTGTATTTAGTTGGGTCTGTAAAACCTAAACCCCCGTGACCACTTGAATCTAAGCATTTAATCTCAAAGTAGTATTTACCTGTATTGCCACTTTCAAAGTAGTTGTTTGCATAAACTTCTCCTTCATTCTGACCATTGCTCTTATTGCTATTAGCTTTCCATACAGTATTATCTTGTTCAAAAGCATAAGTACCATAATAATTTACTTGAGTAGGGTCAAATATTAAGTCTGTTTCAACTTCTACTCCATCTGTGCTAGGTGTTAAAGAACCTGCATTAGTGTTTTTAGCTACAGCGTAGTAAATATAAGTATCTCCGCTTCTGTTAAATTCGTTATCCGCTCCATAGGTTAATCTAACTCCATCTCTCTCAAAGTCACAAGTCCAGTAAGCCGTTGTATTGTATTCCGCAGCATCACTATTTGCTAATAAAGTTTTTGAGTTTTCACCTCTGGCATTATCTTTTATGAGCCACCCAGTATTGTCTCTGCTTGTGTTTTTAATCATAAAAAAAGCAGGTTCAAATCCAGTATATATTTTATTATCTGTAGTCCCGTTTCCGATATAACTACTTACTTTTGATACTCCTCTTTTGGATGTGAAATTGTATGTTATTATTTCGTCATTATTTGCGTAGTTTAGATTTTGTCCTGCACCTGCCGTAAATACGCTACTTGTTGGACTAGTGTTGTTCATAAAAGCCGAACTAGATGCAGGGGCATTTCTGCTATTAAGTATCAGATAATTTGAAGCTCCTAAATCCTTGTGATATACCATCCAGTTATAAGCCTGATTTGTTGTTTTTGCTATAATCATTTCTGGAGCTGAATCTAATCCGTGTCCTACTGTTGCAGTAACTCCTGTAGCAGTATATGTAGCAATACTAAAACCTAAATCATTATTAACACTAACTTGAGAATCTATACCACCTCCTTGGTTTAACGATGCTGCACCACCTGCTTTAAAACACCAAGCAACCATAGTTCTGCCTGTATAATTTATAAAAGCATCACTACTATAAGCTGTTAAAGTAAATCCGTCATCATCAAAGGAGGATAAAGTATCTGTGGTGCGAGTGTTTTTAACACTAGCACTGTTAGACATTATGAAATTATTTGCCCCCCTTACGGTATCAAAAAGTGCGTGGTTCTGTGCATTACTGCGTTGTTTCAGCCAAACTAAATCAGGTTCAAATCCAACTCCAGTTATTGCGTTTATTGCACTTGTTCCTGTATATAAGACAGCATTAAAATGCTCTGAAACGTTTGTGGCAGGGGCATATTCATGATTATGTACATCATACCAAACATCTCCATCTCCATCATAAGAGTCAACATCATTAGCATCTAAGTGAAGCACCAACCCTTCTTCTTGATTACCCGTGCCTGTGCCCCCTCCTGCTGATGCGGTATGTACTAGACGTTCGTTAATAGCCATATTATTCTGTTTCTTTTTCTACAACATCATACGTAAAGTAATTGCCTGTAGGACTAAAGTGTAAATTATTTATTGCTTGTGTTTCTATATCATACTCTGGAACAACAATATTATAAAAACCAAACTCTTCTAAAACTTCATCAGAAGCTACATTTGCGTTTGTAATGCTTTTATTGCTGTTAGACAATATATTTGGAATAGTATTGTACTTTACAACCTTTCCACTTTCTAAACGTGCTTTCATTATGCAGTGTAATTTGATATTGTTCCAAATATTTCAGTATCATTATTTGTTGATAATAACTGAATAATATTTTTTGTAGCTGTTCCGCTATATGTTCCATTTAACCATTTAACGCCAGCTGGCCATGTTAATGCGTAATTACCATCGATAACCAATGTTTTTACCATACCGGTTTTTACATTAGAAAACGTAAGCGTAGTATCAGCAGTACATGTTTTTGTAAATACAGATGAAGCTGTCCAGTCAACGTTAGTTGTAATTACACTAGACGAAAAGAATTCATCTGCTAATAATTCGCTTTTTACTTTTGTTCTAGCCATAATTATGTTGCTTGTTGTGATATAGTATAAAAGAACTCTGGCGTACCATCATCGTCTGTACATACTATTTGTATAAAGTTTTTTGTTCCTGAAGTTGTATCCATTTCACCCCCTAATAAAATAGCCTCAGATGGAAATGTTAAAACATTAGCCGCTACACCATCTCCTGTTGCTACAATTATTTTAACCATACCAATTTTAAAGTCAGTAAAGTTTAATGTTATTGGAGTATTAGGTGTAACTCTAAATACTTGAGATGCATTCCAATCAATCGTCTGTGGTGATGTGGACCCATTTATATTATGAGTAGACTGAAATTCATCATGAATAACGCCTGATGTTATTTTTGTTAATGCCATATTTTAAAATTTAAACCACATTTTACAGCTAAATTGTGAGTTAGTTCCTGGGTAGCTACTCTGACCAAGGTGAAATATCATATCTTGTGTTGTGAAAAAATCATAAATATACCCCGTCCCAATTCTAGAATGGTTATTTCCATTATGAGCGTACTGAACTGATTGTGCTAAACTAGTAACATTTGAATTAGGGTAAGAGTAACTAGTGGAATTTGACATATGTGATACAAGAGTTTCTCCGTTTGTTGGAAAAGCGTAAGCGCCGGGATAATGATAACCACCATTACCACTTTGATTACCATACCAATCGCTTCTTAATGTGGTTGGTGAAAAATAAAAATAAAAAAAAGAGTAATTATACGAGCCGCCTGTTCCATTAACGTCAGAAAAACAAATTTTGCGAGCTTTAAAATATGTGTTGTTATATCCTACGCCACAGCCTCCATGAGATGATGATCCTAGCCCTCCGTTAGAAACAGCTCTAACTTTCATTAACCCATTAGAATCTATGGTTCCTGTTCCACTATAACATTCTTGGCCACTATAATTAGAACCCATAGACGTAGAATCTATTCTAGCCCAGCCGCCTGTTGATTGGCCCGCAGCTGTACCATCTATAGATATATAATGTTCCCTAGTTCTAGTACCATCATTTAAATAGTACCTACCATCCGATAAGCCTGATGCCGCTATTTGAGCAAAATCAGTAAACGGATCGCTCGCACTTCCATCTGGTGCATTAGAAGCTATTTGTCCTGTTGATAGCAATTGCGTAACACCTATCATAACCAAGGAAAGTTTGATTCGACTGTATCTTGTATATGTTCTTGAAGTTTTTTATCAATATCTATGGTTACGAATTCTTTTTGAATAATATCATTTTCATACCAAGATATTAAATCTGATTCTTGTAAATCTTGATATTCAGTAAAATCCATTTCTGGATCTGGCAAATTAATTTTATACTCTTCAGAAATTTGGTTTGACCCATCAGATACTGTTACTTCAATTACAAAGCTCTTAATCATATTAAGGTAAACTCCATTTTCTTTTTTTAAAGAAATAATTTTATTTGTATATGTGTTTGCCATTATTTTGTTGCTATTATTGTTACAATAGGCTTAGAATAATCATAAGAGCCTGATCCGTCAAGATGGTATACTCTGTTTAGATACCACTCATAAGAAGCGCTGTACTCTCTACACATCCACTTCATTGTTCTAGGACTATCCCAAGTTGCAATTTTTCCGTTTGGTATATCTTCGGTAGCCTCACCAACAGTATACGTACATTTTATTATTTGCCAACTGTCATAGCGATTTGCGCCGTAAAAAGTAGCTCTGCTTTCATTGTATTTTGTAGCGGTGCCATACGAATCATCAATATATGCATAAAAATGTCCAATATTATTACCATCTTTGTAAAGCGTTTTAAACTCAACTTGAAAATGTACATATTTTGTGTCATCGGGTGGTTGATATTCAATTACACTCCCTGTTAAATCTTGGTAAGAGGTAGTCATATCCGTATAATTAGTTACGCTTTGAACTGTAACATCTCCTTTGGTTGTTGTGATGGTTCTACCATCAGCCATATATTCTATATATTCTAGAACATTACTTCCACCGCCACCTCCTGAAAAGTGATCTGTTAAATTTCCCATATTATTGTCCTATTATTATCCAGCCATTAGTTGCGTCAGTGTATACTAATTCAAAACTAGCTGAAGCTGTATCTAAAGTTAAATCTGTTGCAGCACCTAATATATTATTTCCATTTCTAAGTAGCTGACAAGTTGCAACACCCGATCTATTTGATATTTTTATGCTATCACCCATTGCTGGAGATGCTGGCAACGTTAAATTAAGATTAGCTGTTAAAACATATAAAGTATTAGCAACCGCTGTTGCACTTGCATTTATTACAGAAACGTTATGTTTAGAAGCAACCGTTACAGCCCCAACTTCACCATTAACACTTGTTACTGGAGAACCTGCCATATTAATAGCACTTATGGAAATAACCTCTATAATATCATTAATACTAGGTGTTCCAGCTGTAAATTGTATTTCACCAGAAACTAAATTATAATTTGATTTAGCCTGGTATACACCTTGAATAAACACCATAGTAAGAGACTTACTACTTGGCGAACCATTGACTAAGGTAAAGTTATTTGTACTTCCGTTAGCTGTAAATGTATCTGTAACAAATGTTGTTTGTGTAACACTGCTAGAGGCAATAGTACGCATAGTACTAACTTCAATGCTATAACCAGTAGGTACATTAGAACTAAATGTTATATTAGCTCCAGAAACAGTATAAGTTCCTTTTTCTTGATATACACCTTCTATGTATACGTTTGTATAATTTTCAGATTGTGGAGTAGCAGATAAAGCATAAGAAGCTGTACCATCACCCGTAAGCTCATCTAAAATAACTTCGCCTACATTTGTTAAATCTAAAACACCAGTAACATATTTTACTTCAACACTATATCCATTTGGAGGTGCTGTAGTAAAAGTAATATTAGAACCTGCGATAGAATAATTTTCTTTTTCCTGGTATACACCTTCCAAGAAAACCATTGTGTGATCTGATGATCTTGGTGATCCACCTAAAGCAAAGGTTGTTGTTGAGCCATCGCCAACTAAACTTCCAGATGTGCTAAAAGCAGCACCCTCTGTTAAAGTTGTAGCTGTTACATTATGTCTTATATGAACGTTATTAGTTCCTGACGCTGGTATTGAGCTAGGATTAAAAGTAACTGTATTACCGCTTACTGTATAATTAGATGGGTATTGATATACACCGCTAACATATACATTTACATTATCTATGTCTACTATAGTATCCGATAAAGAAAAGCTCGCAGCACCTGTTGCACTAAACGTTTGTTTTACTATTTCACCAGAACCACCACCAGATCCTGCAATTGCGCCCCATGCACCATCAGTATAACCTTCAAATTGGTTGTCATCGGTATTATATCTAAACATACCGTTCACACCAGTAGGTCTAGCACTTGTGTTTCCATCTGGAACGCGAATAGCTCCCGTGGTATCAATATTTACAACTTGACCTAACTCAGATATTACTGAATCAGTTATAGTATCAGAATCTGACATTTTTGGTAATACACCTGGGGTTCCAGAACCATCTATCGCTGAAGTTAAATATGTACTTAAATCAGGAGGTGTATAAGTAAACACACCGGTTGTATTACTATAGTTTATACCACCATCGCCTGAGGCTGTTTCTTCAGCTCCTACAGATAAATTAGTTAATTGTATTCCACCTGCGTCAGCTTGATTTTCCCACCTAGCAGTAGTACTATTGTATTTTAATATTTGGTCATTAGCTAAACCGCTAATACTAGTATCACTAAGATCAGACACTGTATCTACAATAGATATATCATTATAAGTAGAACTATCACTTGATATTTGCCACTTATCTGTTGATTCATTCCATATTAAGGCAGCATCACTAGCTGAACCTCTATTAATTTCTATTCCAGAGTTTTCACTAGGAGCAGTCGAGCTATCTAAATCACTATTTAATGTTATAAGAGAATCACCTATATTCAACTCTGTTGTATTAACAGTAGTTGTTGTTCCCGACACGGTTAAGTCACCTTGTATGATTACATTGTTACTAAACGTTTCTTCTACATCTGTTCTAGCAAAATTGGCTAGGTAATCAAAGACTTGGTCGCCTGTTGTTAAAGTAGTCACACCATCCGCAACTGCACCAGTTGATAAATCTATGTCTATCGTTAGGTTCGACGAATTGGGTGTTAAAGTAACATTATTACCCGCTACAATAGTTACATCGTCATTTGCTGATGAAGAATCTGTTAGTCTAATAATAGCGTTATCGCCACTATCTTGTACAGTTAAATCATATGTTGTATTAGTATCAACAGGTATTGTTGGTTTATTTTGTATAAATGCATCAGATGTATTGTCTGATTCATTCCAGTTGGCTTGAACGTTTTGTTCTGCATTGTTGGGCGCTAAAGACGGTTTATTTTGTATAAACGCATCACTAGCTGAATCTGATTCATTCCAATTAGCTTGAACGTTAACTTCCGCTCCGATTTCAATTCCAATTAACTTAGTTCTTTCAGCACCCGTTATAATAGCACCAGAACCTGCGCTTGTAACATCACGTAATTCGGTTACATCGTGGGTGCTTAAATTAGTTAAATCTGTTGGCTTGTTTAGGATCTGACTATCACCCGTAGAGGCTGTCCAATCCGCATTAACATTTACTTCAGCATTTTCTGCAATACCAGCTAACTTACTTTTAAGTATAGTAGTAAAGTCATTAGCGGATAAACCTTTACCAGCTTCTGTGTTTTGTTTTGAGTCTAAAGCTGTTTGTAGACCAGTTATATTAGATATACCTAAGTTATCTAAATCAGTACGGTTAGTTTCAATATAGTCTACAACTTCTTGTAAAGAATCAAGATTTGTATTATCGCTTGTTAAAAGCGTATTTATTGCATCAATTAAATCTTTTAATACTTTACCTTGAGCTGCAGATAAAGGAACATCTACAGCTGTTGAAGTAACGTTATTAACAACATCTGCGTGTATTAAACCATTATCAGTAAAGTTAGTTAAGCTAGTTCTTTCAGCTCCAGTAATAATTTGACCAGATCCAGCGTTTGTTACGTCGCTAAACTCAGTAACAGAATCATCTGAAAAATCTTGATCGTATAGTGCTGAATAATTTGATACAAAAAATTCATCATTAGGTGTTAAATTACCGTTAGTACCTCTGGGTGTTACAGTTAATTTTTTATAAGCACCACCGTCATGATCTACTACAGCTGTAACTTCATAAATACCAAATTGATTTATATTATCTCTTTTTGATATTTTAATAAAATCATCATTAGCGTTATTTAAATACTCAGCTATACTTAAACCTGATTTATCTAATACAGATATGTATATTTGATTTACAGCGCTAAAAGCCGCTTGAGTAGCAGAACCTGCATTTAAATTAATTATACCCTGTGGAGTTGTACTTCCAGCTTCATAACTTTTAAATGCGAATGACCCACCGTCAACTCTGTCAACTAAGTCCTCTTCATTGACTAAGCCTATCATTGAATTAATAGAATAATTCTTAGTAGCACCAGTAGCACTGTCTGTACCTAATACCTTGTCTAGCTTATTTAAAGTGCCGTCTTGACCGTATGATGATATTCTAGCCATTTATAATTTTTCTTTGTTAAATTTATCTATTGCGTTTGCATATACTTTATCAACATAAGTAGATCGTTTTCCAATCTTACTTCTTTTAGCTGATATAGGCATATCTTCTTTACCAATCAATATTTTATATATTCTATTGATTAGCCGTTTGCCTTTCATAGATACTTTATATTTATTATGATCGCCTAAGCGTCCATTTCCTTTATGTATTTTTTCTACCCAACCTTCTCGTTGAATTCTATAAAAGCGTTGCCGATCCCAATGATAATACATAGTACCGTTTTGAAAATCTTTTATAGTAAAGTATTTAATAGGATCTAAATAAAATAACAATTCTAAATCTGATATAGTTATATCGTTTTCTTTGCAAGCCCATCTTGATACGAGCCTATAATATTTAAGAAAGTCAACTTTTAATTCACCTCTTTCTAAAAAATCGCCCCTATCCATTATAATACAATTATAACGTCTTGCTCTTGTATAACTTTATATATATCTTTACCAATTTCTATATTATGGCCAGCATGTCTGTCGTAATATATCTTGTCATTTTCATTTATACCTTTGATAGCCGCACCTACAGACTTTACATCTGCGGTACGGTATCTTATATCTTCTCGATGGTTCTCAGCCAATAATAAGCCACCATCTGTCTTTTTAATATCTTCCTTAATTTCGGATATGATAATATATCTACCTATTGCCTTCACCTTCTCGTACGTTTGAAATTACACAATCAGTTGATAATATTGTAGTAGCTACAGATACTGCATTTAAAAGTGCAGACTTAGTAACTAATACTGGATCGATAATACCTGCTTTACGCATATCTTTAATCTCACCGTCTATAACATCAACCCCATTACCCCATTTACCTATCTTAGAATAGTCTTTAGGGTTTAAACCTGCATTACTTAATATGCGTAGAAACGGTGCGTATAACGCAGCCTTAAGTATCTCTACACCTTTAAGCTCGCCTGCATTCAGATTCATTTCCCAATCGGAGTTAGCTATGTGCACTAATGCACTTCCGCCTCCTGGTAAAATACCTTCTTTCTTTGCGGCACGCACGGCATGTATAGCATCATCAACACGATCTTTCTTTTCAGAAACCTCAACGTCTGTATCGCCACCTACATATACAATAGATACACCGCCATTTAATATGGCTAGTCTATTTTCAATATGCGGTCGCATTACATGATGCTCTTCACTTTCAAGTTGTTCACGTAAGTAATCAACTCTTTCTTGTACTTCAGCTGGTACTTCTTTAATTGCAATAGTAGTACCATCATTATCTATAATAGCCTTATCGGCTGATCCTAGCACTTCTGGGGTGATGTTGTCAAGCGAGTCTCCTAAGTTCTCATCAATAACAGTAGCACCCGTTAGAAGGGCAATGTCATCAAGTATATCCTTTCGCTTTAGTCCGAACGAAGGAGGATCAATGATATTGCACTTAATATTGCCTTTTACGTGGTTCATCGCAAGAGCTGATACAACCTGCTGATCGCAAGGGGCAATGAGTAATAACGACTTATTGGACTTAATCGCATACTCTAGTATTGTTTGTATACGCCTAACGTTGGCTACTTCAGACGCACATAAAAAAACGAGTGGCTTATCTAGCTCACTCAATTCTTTTTCTCTATTAGTATAGAAATGTATACTCTTCGATGTAGAATTTATATGTGTACCATCTACTACATCTATGTATGTTTCATTAGACGGAGAAGTTTCCATTGTAACAACTCCGTTATCTCCAGCTGCTATAAAAGCATCTGCTATAAAATCACCAAGCTCTGCATCATTATTTGCAGATATTCTTGATACTTGGTTTAATCTTTTGTCATCAACTGCAATTCCTTTTTTATCAAGGCTGCTTACCACATGCTTGCTAAAATTCGTAATACCACTTTTAATATCTCTAAAAGAATAGTCTTCGCCTTTTTGTAAGAAGTAATTGTGAATGAGCGCTTGAGCAAGTACCGTAGAGGTTGTTGTCCCATCTCCTGCTTTTGATGCTGTTTGTCGAGAAGCCTGCTTTAACATAGTAACACCTAGGTTTTCAACCGGATCTTCTAAGTTAATATAATTTGCTACGGTAACACCATCTTTAGTAACGTGTGGGTTACCAAAGTCATCTTCAAGAACTACTGTTCTTCCTGAAGCCCCAAGTGTTGAACCTACAGCTTCTGCTAGTTTATCTATGCCTGCGATTAGTTTATCTTTAGCTTCTTCTTTAAAGCTTAATTCTTTAACTATCTTCGGCCCTCCAAATTGTATTGCCATTTAATTTAATTTAATTGATATAATTTATATTAGCAGTTCCATTTACGGCGTGCTGCTCTACCACGCTCTGATGTCCAGCTTTTACTTCTGGCACAAAATGCTTTACGACGTTTAGCCGCTTTGCTTCCTTTCTTAAGTTTAGACGGCGGAGTTGTTACTGCTGTCTTTAGCTTAGAGCCTGGATTATCTTTGCGATACTTAGCAACACCTTTAGCAGTCATGCCACCTCCAGCCTTGCCGCCAGTCCCGCTTCCCTTCTTTACTTTAGCATAATAGCCTTTTGACTTTTTGCGAGAAGGAGCTTTACGCTTTTTTCTACTCAGCGGGGAGCCATCACAACCACAGCTTGATTCGCACCCACAGCTTTGTTTTGTTTTATTAAATACAGTTTTCACTGTTGTTCCTTTAGTTCCCATTATGCTGTATTGTATTTTTTAGTTCCTTTACCGTGACCACCCCTGTTTATTTTAACAGAGACAAACTTACCCTTGTTATGATCCCAATCTTTACCTTTTATATTTATCCCCTTCTTAAGTGCCGAGCGTCTTTTCTTTTGATTCTCCGCCTTCATAGCTCTACGCCGGGGAGTTTTAGCATATGCAAGGTCACGGGCCGCTTTTTTCTTACGAGCCGCAGGAGATAATTTTTGTGGCATTAAGGTCTTGGAGTAAGATCTGTTCCCGGTGCTACTTTAGGCGCAGCTGGTTTTGGAGCTGGTTTATCTTTTTTTATTTCTTTTACTTTTTTATCTTCTGACATAATATTATTTTTTATATGGTTTTGACATACCTCCGCAGAATCTACTTAGCGGGGCGTTTTTAATTGCCTTCTGTAGATGCTCTGGCAGTTGATCTTGGTCACCTTTTAGTGGTCTCGTTGTTGGAGCAGGCTTAAAGTTATCTGGCTTAGCATAAGCAGACTTCCTTGGATAAGGTGATTGGAATCGCATAGCCATGCTTTGTGATGGCATTTCGTCGTCTCTTCTATCTATGTTTGGCATCACTTCTTAGTTTTATAAGTCATTCTTTTAATTGGCCCACTTTTTGCAGTAGAGCGCCCACCCATCTTTTTAATAACAGCAGGTATTACAGTTGTTCCTTTCTTTCCCATGATTATTTCTTTTTACGTTTCTTTCTTATACTTGAGGTACGTTTACCCATACCAGTTCTTTTCTTTTCAGCTACAGCCTTCTTTTTCTCAGCTGAGCTCATTTGACCCCAAGTAACTGGAGTACCCGATGATATTCTAACCGAAGGTCTACACTTCTTTGTTTTCTTATTCTTAGCAGAACCACAAGGATTGCCTTTTTCGTCGGTCCACTTTTCTTTAAACCACCGTTTAAGATTTGCTCCTTTCTTTGTTTTACGTACTGCCATGTTTTTTACCAAGTTTCTTGATATAATGCCGTAACTTCTGCGGCACTAACTGCTCTATTAAATACTCTTAAATTAACTAGTTTAGTTCTAGGAGCATCTTGCCCTTGTGAAAAAGAAGCTAGACTGGTTATATTAAGAGTTCCACCATTTCTGGTCATTGTGCCACCTAAGCTACCATCTATATAAACCTTAGTTTGGTTAGATCCGTTATAACTTACTACTAGATGATGCCATGTACCTGTAGACATATTTCCTATTCCTGTAGAAGTGGCACCCACTGCATCAAACAACCAAACTCCATTATAAGATTCTCTTTCTATATCTAAAGAAAGTATTAGCGTGTCATCTGCATGACGTGCAGTTTGATACACCCAAAAAGATTCAGTTCTTTTTGTTGTTGGTAGACTTGTTGTAAAAGCCCCACTATTTGATGTTGATCCTGATCCCGTAGGAGCAAAGCTCTGTGTTCCGAATCTTACAATACTGGTAGTATAACCTTCAGCGGGTGTACCGTCTGCAGGTGCAGTAGCATTATAATTGCCTGATTCATCATTTAAGTTTCCTTGAAATTTATACCAAGCTATACCACTTCCATCGCCAAAAAAATCTAAGCTGGCTGCGGCTGCCGCTGCTGGTACAAATAATTTTTTACCGTTTACACTCATACTAATAAGTTATTAAGTATGACATAACTGAAGCTTTGGTTGTTTTACTATTTATTGATGCTTCATGAGCATCACACGCTGTTCTTACCGCTGCTCTACTATCTAGAGTCGCTTGATCTGTGGTATTGCCTAGTTCAGTATCTCTTACTATTATCCAATCAGTAGTCCTTAATATAGACCCCGCATCTGATTTAGCTGATGCTATTTGCTGAGCTTTTAACTCTGCAAGAGTTTCTTCCCATGTAATATCTACAATAGTGTGTACAAACTGATTGTTATCTGAATCAAATGATATATCCCCTAGCTCCTGTATTGAATCATTATATTCTGGCGTAACCAAATTATAGAATCCATACTCTTGCAGTTCGATGTCTGATAGCAAATTGAATCCTCCAATTATGTTTCCATATGATTTGGGAACTGCTGGGAACGTTTTTATAGTTCTGTTATAATCTTTTGCTTTCATATTATGGTGTTGTATCTGATGCTGATGTAGCTATTGTGTATGCAAATACTGCATTTACGCTATTATCATCTAAACACTCTACTTGTAGTACGTTAGGATCGGAAGATCCATCGTAGTCGCCGCCAACTTTATGAAATGTAGAGCTGCTAGTAGCGTTGGATGTCAATGTTAATGTTTGAGCTCCTTGCAAAGCATATATAGTTAATACTTGCCCTGTTACAAATCCTGTAAAGTTTAATGTAGCTGCACTGGTTAACGATGCTTCCATTTTATATACAGCAGCAGCAGACCAGTCTATATTTATAGTACCTGAGGTACTCGTAATACTAGCCGCATTCTTATAGCGGTTATGTAACTGGGTATGTCCTATGGAACTATCTACTAATTGTGTAGATCCAACTGAGTTATCCTCGAGTACGTCTGCTGTTACTTTTGTTAATGCCATTTTATTTGTTCTTTAATTCCTTATAAGCCGCTTCTCTGTCATCAAAGTCCAATGCTGCTTTAAGGATAATCTTATCCATTACATTATCTTGGTTCTCCAAAATAGTTTTCTGTAGATCGATGATCATATGCTCTAAGTTGTCCTTAGCAGCAATGAGCTGTTCTATCTGATGGTTCTTTTTCTCTAAGTCTGATTTAAGCGCGTTCACATCATCTGGTTTACTTCCAGTGATCGTAGACACAACTAAACCTATCGATGCTGATATTGTACCGATAAGCATCATTACTACTTCCTTATTAGTGTCTAATACTGGATACTTCATCAGTATAAAGATAATCGACATTATAAGTAAAAATATAAATAAGGAACCAACATAATGCCTGATCTCCTTAGCTACTCCATTTTTAGGTAACTTCATTTATCTATTCTTTTTGCGGCACTTAGCAATAGCACCAGATGCGTAAGCACTAGGGAATACCTTGTACTGTCTCTTTACCTTGTAATAGCACGAGTCTTTCTTTAGTAAAGGTGATACTGTGTGTTTTTGCTTTGCCATATTAATTAGTTTATCAATGTTCTAATTAAATTTAATAGTAGTAATTATTTCTTCTTCTTTTTAGCAGCATCTAAGAATCCTCTCTCATACTCTAACTGCTTCTCCATATCTAATATGCGATCTTCCAGATCGTTTATAACACGGATCTTCTTATCCAATCTCTCATGAACAGTAGTTAACTCATTCTTTATAGCAGTAAACTCCGCAAAGATACCACCAGCCGTAAATACAGCAACCAAGAACGATAACACCACTGACATATTGTTCTTTATAAACGTATCCGGCATATCAATTTATTTTAATTAGTTGTAGAGAAGTAATGTGTTACGTTACGTTATTAGCAATAAAAACGTATATTTAAAGCCATATTCGCAACGTATGCCCCCTATTGTTACATACTTTGCAGTGTTTGTATGTATTTGCTGCATTATTGTCAATGTACTTACTTAATTTGTACATTTGTGTATACCGCATTGTAATATACTCAGTTAATGCACACATTCATTGTATATAATGCAACATATATACATTGTACTTATTATATTAGTGAATAATTCTAGTTATATTCGCAGTTAATACAATTGTCTTATATCTGTTTGCATTATTATTATTGTTTAATATGTTTTATCACATTATATTCAATAATACTTAAGTTTATTACTTATATAGTATATATTACATAAAAGTTTAAAAAGGTATATTTTTGTATTATTTCTTTAATAAAATACGTTACAAATCACATTATGATGTGATAATATATATGTAAGTAACAAAGTAACAGTCTTACGGAGTTTTATAAAAGTGATTGCCTCTTGAATATTAATCATTGACCCTTAACCGGGAATAACTAAATAAAGTCCTAGAAATAGGCATTAAAATTATGAGAATATTAAGAGAAAAAAGATTAAACCAAGAGTTAATAAACGGAGTTACACTCACTGAGTTAAGAGATAAATTATATGATGAGATGAATATCCTCCAAGACAATGATAGATTATTGCAAGCAATAGGTGCTTATAAAGATATAAAAATAGTTGAAGAGTGGATTGAATTAGAAAATAATAACTAATAAAATACGTTGCAAACCAACTAAGATTGTGATAATATATATGAATTAAAAATATAAATACTATGAGATTTCCATCTAACTTTACTACAGAAAACAAAATAACTTTTTACACACAAAGAAAAAAAGAAATGACTAAACAGTTTAATAAATTTTCTAAACTAAATAAAATAGAACATTCTAATAAATTAAAAAAAGAAATAGAAATCTGTGAAGTAGAATTGTTAAACTTAAATAAATAAAAATATGAAAACAGAATATACTTTTGAAAGCTTAAATGAATGGAGTAGTGGTGACTTAATATGGTTAGTACTAGAAATGCAAGAAGAATTAAAAAATAAATAATATGAAGGAATTAAAAGAATATATGGAAGCTAAGAAAAAAGCTAACGCTTTAAAATGGATGAACGTAGATGGCTACGACACTATCCAAGGATTCACACAGAGAGAGTTTAATGAGTCCGTGAAACAAATAAAGCGTAAGACCTCAACAACTAGAAGAAGTCACTCTAAAGGCAATTTATGGACTCACAATAATTTGCCAAGAATTAAGCAAAATATCTTATAAAATACGTTGCAAAGCAAATAAACAAGTGATAATATAAATGATGAAAACAAATAACCCATACGACCAAAAGTTTGAACTATATCTAATAAAAAAAGGTTACAACTTAAACACAATAAGTCTAAACGAAAGTTTAAAAGAATTAAAAATATATAATAAAAAACATGAAATACGAAATTAAATACAACTTAGCAATAGTAACTCCTGAAAAAGATGAAATGTGTAAGTATTCAGTATGGATTCCGTGTGAATGTACAAAATGTAAAAATTATGCATAAACAAGAAGTAGTAGGTATTGCAAACTTTATAAGAAAGCAATTAGAAGAAAAAGTATTTGATATGATAATAGAAGATTTATTTGAATCAAGATTGATAACAGAAACAAACGAGGATGCTTTAACATTAGCAACAGTAATAAGAAACCAAGTATTTAATGAAACGGAATAAAAAGAATACAAGAAAAACAATAGCAAAGCTAACACAAGAAAAAATAAAAGTTATTGAGCAAGAATATTGGGAAAAATACAATGCAAATATTCCACAATGGCAACAAGAAATGTACTAATATGAAAACAAAACAAACATGGGTATTTTACGGAGGAACTAACTTTGATTTATCAGTAAAAACAATATACTTCATTAAAGAATGTAAAAACCCAACAAGAACAAAAGAATATAGAAAAATGATGGAATTACTTGAAGATAATACTTTCAAAACAGTTGGGCATATGACTTCAA